ACAACTAACGTTGCTAATTTTTATTATAAAAGACCTACAGAGTTTCTAGACTTAGCAGTTATACCTGCACCGGGTGTAACAGAAATGTTTACATTTTTAGTGGCAGTTCAACCAGAACCAGGTAATCAAACATATTTAGCAAATCAAATAACAGGTGCCCCATCCTTATCTGCTGTTAATAATGTTGCTATACATTGTGATGTTCAGAATAGTGGTACATTTACCGTTGATTGGGGAGATGGTACTACTGAAGTATTAGCTCAAAATACTGACCACTTTCACGTTTATAATTATGATAACTTACCAGCATCAACTGAGTTTAGAGGCTACAGGCAAGTAGTTTTATCAGGTTATCCAACCGATAGTAATAATAAATTTACCGGTATAATAACAAATATCGACGGTCCATTTGAACCTGGTTATACAAGTGAAAGTACTAGAAACGGTTCTAATATTCTAGATATGGAAATAAGTAGTGGTAACGCTACAAATTATGCTATCGGTGGTAATGCCAGGCCACATAAAATGTGTGAAAGAGTTGCTTTATATAATACAACAAATAATAAGTTAACTACGGGGCAGAACGCGATATATTCAGGTATGCAGTCATTACAAGAAATAGTAAATGTACCATATATGCATGTCGATACTACTGAAAGTCATCAAGAAGCATTCAGAATGTGTAGTAAGTTAAGATATTTACCAGATGACTTTGCTGACCCAGATAGGTATTGGTTCTGGAATTCTAGTAGCTTTTATCTATGTTTTGATAGCTGCTTTAAATTAGAATATTTACCTGAAGGTATATTTACTAAACAAGGTACGCAGGCTGAATTAGCCAATGTGCAAGATTATAGATATATGTTTAGATATTGTTATCATTTATGTTATATACCTGAACTACCTAATAGAACATCTGGTAGTCATATACATGTTAGATCAATGTTTCAAGATTGCCATTATTTAAAACGACTACCTACAAATTTCAGAGCTAATAATATAACTACNTCNTCTTCAGATGAATTACATTTAATGCTTTATAATACTTTACGTTTAGAAAGTTTTAGTGATTGGAATTTATTAGATATGCCTTCAGCTTCTAAACAACCACGTTCTATAAATTGTGAAGGTTATATGTTTCAATGTGGTAGAGATGTCAATCAAATAGTACCGTGGACAGGTTTAGATTTAGATGTAATAAACAACGTAGCCGATTGCGGGACTTATAGCGTTGGCCCTTGGAGGATGGGCCGTGGTCCTCAATATTTTGCATCTGAGTATTATGAAAAAGGTTATTTAGATTTTACAAACATTAACTGATTTACAAGACGGCTTTAATAGTAATTATTGTATAAAAGAGTATCCAATTTTAAAATTTAGTCCTAATACAATGACTAATAGCAACGCTATATTTAGAATGATGTTCGGTAATAGAAGTTTAAAAACTATTACATTTTCAGGGTTTGATGTCGATGAAACTTTTGGAAATGGTGAGTATTATCAAATGTTTTATCAAAATTATTTACTAAGTAAAGTAATCGGATTACCTTTTAATGCTGCTAATGATAGTGGGGATTATTCTGGTTTGTTTAGTAACGCTTATAATGTTGCTAGTTTTGAATTCCCAGGATTATCATCTGATCAAACAGGCTTTAGTCAAAATATTAGTCTAAGATATTGTCCACTAGACTTAGCTAATATAGAAAATATATTTAGATATCTTAAAACTGGTTCATTTACCATAACTTTAACTAACAATAATTATGCTGATGCTATACCAGCTGAAGTAGAAGCTATTGCAACAGATAAAGGCTGGACTGTAACACATTAATTTATATATAATATCATGAGCACAGAAACTATTAGTTTAACTACATTTGAAGGGTTTTATATGAAAGATGGCCCTAGTACAAGGACAGGTAGAATAATGTTATTTCATGCTAAAAAAGCAATAAAATTTCCTGATGGTAATGCACTACTTAGAGCTAACCATGAATCATATTCATATCCAGTTAGCGGTTGGACTTGGTTTGATAGTTTATCAGATGCCTGCAACAGCTATAGCTTAGATATTGAAAAATATGAAGAAGATATTTATGGTCCATTTTATACACTTTTAACTGGTAAAGAGCCAGGAGAAGAAATAACAGTGTAAAATTGGTAACTTTACGATAAATAATAATATGAGTTTAAGCCTTATAGTAGAAACACCAGCTCCCAAAGAGGAATTTGAATATATCGTTGAAGAAGGTAATTCAAAAGACAAACAAAACTTCTTCATTAAGGGTCCATATATGATGGCCGAAGGGGTTAACCGTAACAATAGAATATACCCATTAGAAGAAATGGTCCGTGAAACGAAACGTTATGAAAATTTAATGGTGAAGACTGGTAGAGCGATGGGAGAATTAAACCACCCATCTACAGCTGATGTTGACCTTGAAAGGGCTTGTCACTTAGTAACTGAAATGACTCAAGATGGTAATGTTTTTTACGGTAAAAGTAAAGTATTATCAACACCAACAGGTTTAATCGTAAGAAGTCTTATTAATGATGGTGTAAGAGTTGGTATGAGTTCTAGAGCTCTTGGTCAACTTATACCAGAATCAGGTTCAGATGGTGTTAATAGAGTTAAAGACTTTAAGCTTGTAGCTATTGATTGTGTAGCAGATCCATCTTTTCCGAAAGCTTTTGTTAATGGCATCTTGGAAAGTAAACAATACGTAGTAAATAAATATGGACAGTTCGAAGAAATGTATGATAAATTTGAAAATAATATTTCTACTATGCCTTTAAAAAATAAAGATCAATTTTTAAAAGATAATATCATCAAATTCCTTAGAAGCCTTTAATAATATGAAAGAAATTAAAACAAATTTAAAAAAATTTATCGGTAACGTAATGAATCGTAACTATAAAAAAGCTAGTACCGATTTATCTAACGCTATTAACAAGAAAATGGAACAAAAGATATTAAATAATAATATAAATATATTCTAATTATGGACATTAAACAAATTTTATCTGAAGCAACTAATGGAGCACTTAACGACGAAGTGTTATCTGAAATTGAGAACGTTTTTGAACAGAAGCTTAACGACAAGGTTGAGATACATATAGAAAACGCTCTTAATGAACAAGACGAACTTTATACAGAGAAGCTTAACGAGTTAGTGGTCAAAATTGATGAAGACCACTCTAAGAAACTTAAAAAAGTTGTAGAAGCTATTGATAGTGATAGAGCTAATAAGTTAAAGATTGTTATTGAAAAATACGAAGGAGCTTTAAATAATGAAGCTGAAGGTTTTCAAACACAATTGATTGAAAGTATTTCAGATTATTTAGATGTTTACCTGGAAGAGAAAATTCCAGTTGAAAGTGTTCAAGAAGCAGTAAAGAATACAAAAGCTAAGAAAATTTTAGAGGGCCTAAGAAGCCATCTAGCAGTTGATAGTGCTTTAGAAAAAGAAAGCATTAAAGAGGCCGTTATGGACGGTCATAATCAAATAAATGAAGCTTCAAAGAAGCTTGAGTCTGTTGCAGAAGAAAATGCAGTTTTGAAAGAAGAATTAGATACAGTTAAAGCTGGTTTAGTACTTGAACAAAAAACTACAGGACTTGATAAAAGAACAAGGCAATATATAAACAAAGTATTAAAAGGTAAGGACTCTGAGTTCATTGCTGAAAACTTTGATTATGCATTGAAGCTCTTTAAGAAGAAAGAAAGCAATAGACTCGAGACTTTGAAAGAAGAAGCTTTAAGTACCAGAGAAGATGTCGATAGAGTCATTTACGAAGACACTACACAAGAGATTGTTAGTGAAAGCGTAAATAGCCCATATATGGACGAATTATCAAAGTACTAGAATTTCCTATATTGTTTAGGTATTCCTGAGTTTCCTGGTTTTTTAAAACCTTGGGGTCGAATATAAAGGAAAAATACAAATTATGAATTCAATAAGACCTTCACAGGCTTATATCGATGAGAATCGTGCGTCGCAACTACTTGAAAAGTGGGCTCCAGTTCTGGACTACACTTCAAAGAGTGTTGCTGCGATTGAAGATAGTCATACTCGTTTAAATACTGCTATGCTACTTGAAAATCAAGAAGCTTGGTGTATTAAAGAAGCTGGTCCTAACTACGGCAGTGGCGGTACCAATGGTAACGTTGCTGGTCGTGCTGGTGCACTAGGTTCTGCTACATCTATCGGTGCTGGTTCTGTCACTAGTGGCACACCCGGACAAGATACATACGCAACGAATGACTTCCGTCTTCCAAAGATTCTTATCCCAATGATTCGTCGTACTTTTCCCGAGTTAATTACAAATGAAATCGTTGGTGTTCAACCAATGGCGGGTCCAGTTGGCCTTGCATTTGCTCTTCGTTATCGTTACTCAGGTGAAACACTTGGTGATGGCATCGATGGTAAGTCAGCAGCTGGTAACTCTCCATCTGGCCAGGTTAATGCATTAGCAACTGCTGCTAATAAAGAAGCTGGTTACCAAGAGCTTATAACTAATTACACCGGTACATCTGCTGGTTATCTTTCTGGTAACTCAGAATTTGCAATCAGCAGTAATGATGATGGTGTAGCTGCTCTTCTTAGAAACTTCGAAGTAACGGGTAATATCCCTACTATGGAAGTTTCTTTCGAAAAGACAGCAGTTGAAGCTGGTACACGTCGCTTAGGCGCACGTTGGTCAGTTGAACTTGAACAGGATCTTAAGAATATGAATGGTATCGATATTGATACTGAATTGACAAACGCTATGTCGTATGAAATTCAGGCCGAAATCGACCGTGAAATGCTTATGAGAATGATTCAGGTTGCTCTTAATGCAGGTACCGGAATTGGGTACTCTACATGGAGCCCTGCTTCTGCAGATGGCCGTTGGCTAGTAGAACGTAACCGCGACTTCTATCAAAGATTAATCGTAGAAGCTAACCGTATCGCAGTGAGAAATCGCCGTGGTGCAGCTAACTTCATCGTTGCAACACCTCGTGTTTGCGCTATCTTGGAAATGCTCCCTGAATTCCAGTGGGTACCAGTCCAAGGTAATGTCAATACACAACCTGTAGGCGTTGCAAAGATCGGTAATCTTGGTGGTCGTTTCAATGTATACAGAGACACACGCACAGAGGGTCAAAAGATTGGTAACAGTCTTAACGTTTCTGCGAATGATGCCCCTGAATATGCATTACTTGGTTACAAGGGTCCAGAGTTTTATGACACTGGTATCATCTACTGTCCATACATTCCAGTTATGGTTCAGAGAACAATTGGTCCTAATGACTTCGCGCCACGTGTAGGCTTGCTTACACGTTATGGTGTCGTAGACAATATCTTCGGAGCAAATCTCTATTACCACGTTATCATTGTAAAGGGACTCGGCGAAGCGTTCACACCAGGTACTAACTCGGTGTACTTCGGCTAATCTTAATATAAGATACTAACAGCTTGAGACCTGGTTCATTACGAGCCAGGTCTCTTTTTGTCAATCATAAAAAGATACATAAACAGTATAGCATATTACACAACATACTATAGTCCACATTATATATTCATTCATTATTGCTTTGACGTTTTAATGTGGACAGCTTCTGGATCAATAAGATTAGCAGCATACTTCTCAATTAGATCTTGACTTGAAGCTCTAACAGGGTTAATATCGATACCCCCTCTACGAGCATATAAGCACATTACTAGTAGCTCAGATGGATCGAAAGCATCTTTTAATCTTTTATAGAAACACTCACATATCTCTTCATGAAAATGGCACTCATCTCTATATGATACGACATAATTCTTAATACTATGGGCATCAATAGCAGTCTTTGATTTAATATATATAAATACATCCCCCCAATCAGGCTGTGATGTAACACGGCAATTACTTTTTAATAGACCAGAATAAAACTTTTGCTCTAAATCTCTTTCACGAATAACACCTTCTAATAAACCAGGATCTTCTGTATATTGAGTATATACAAAATCTTTATCATCATTGAGTAAATCTACATTATGGTAATCATCAATATCCCATTCTCTATTAGGACTATCAACCTTCTCATTAACCTGATGACCATCTTGGAATTTAACTTGTACATCGGTCTGTAATATTCTACTTAGATCTTTACTTGCAGTATTTTCAAATGCAAGAACAGCTTTATCTTTATCAGCTGCCATTTTAGTCATATTAAAAGAATTAAAGTATAATTTAATACTCTTACTTTCAACGATATACTTACTACTACAAGAGTAAATACACTTTACAACACCAGTTACAGGGCGTCCATTATCTAGAAGGAATGAACATTCATATGCATTCCACGTATCAGATCCTACGAAAGGTAAATCATCATCGAATATATTTAAATATACTCGATTATTACTACGAGGTTCTCTTACAAGCAACCCAGAATCATACGCACTCTTATATTGAGACGTTTGACCTAAATGCTTACTAATTCTACTATTATCTAATTCTTTATTTGCCATAATTATCTACTATA